TTCCAGTTTAAAGAGGCGTAAATAGCTGATCTGCGACTACCGCCTTGCATCACCTTTGAGCCAATGGAATTTATCATCTCCATCTTAGGTATCGGCCCAGAAGCTTGACCACCCGTCTTAGAGATAGGTGTCCCACTGGCACGATACACAGAGTAATCAACCCCGATACCACCACCCGTCATTAAACAGTTCTCAGCCTTCCACGACAGGTTAGCCCAATCCTCCCTGCTATCCTCTTCCGCGCATAACAAATAGCAATTATTGAAGAACTTGTTTGGTCTACCTGCATAGTACAAATACCTTCCACCGGGGATAAACTTCATCTCTCTTATGTAGATGGTCAGTTGATCAACCTCTTCTTTTGTGAGGGTATCGCCACAAACGTCATCGACCAATGTTTTGGCTAGGGCATCCCATGTCTCTGCGCCTTCGTGGCGATACTTGTGATTAAATATATCTTCTGAAAACTTCGAACGGAAGGCTGGATTTAAGTTGGATTTAAAGCTCATTATTTGTAGTCCCCACTAAGTCTTGTAAGTTTGGTTTTCTATAATTTGGACCCTTCATTACTTTGCCTGTGGGGTCTTTCAGAGGCTTGCCATCGACGCCTAGCTTACTCATGTTACTTTGATGTACTCGGCGAACAGCTTTGTCTAAATCCCATCCATAAGTAGCGGCGTATCCGTAGGTCACATAGACTAAGTCAGCCAATTCTTTCAGCATGTTAGCTGGATCATTTGCTGCCTCGCTTTCGTCGTAGGCCTCATCGTATTCTTCGGAAATCATCTTCCAGCGAAGTATCTCTAGGCGGCGGGAAAACTGCCATTTCTCATTCAGTGGTTGATCCATTGCCTTTGCAAAGTCAGTAACCATTTCCAGTGGAGTGGAGTGCCGCCGTTGAGGGGACCAATCAGGTTCCATGTCATGCAGACCAACCTGAGAGGGTGGCTCTTGCATTTCTTTGAAGGCATCGATATCTGTCTTATTTATCATTAGATAGCTCCAGTTCTTTTATAAGACGATCCAAGTACCAGCGACATTTCTTGAGATCTTCAACGCCATTTTTGTAAGGCCACCGCCACAGATATTTGAATATATTTTGCCAACAATATGCTTGATGTCCTGGCATTTTGCAGCCAGATGCCATTGCAGCCATTGCATCAATGCATTCAATTTCTTGGTTATAGTGTGGGGGTGAGTTGACCATATCGCGGTCTATGCTCGCCATTTTTTCCGCGTAATCGAAGGGGCGTATGTGCGGCTCGCCTAAAGGATTATCCATCAGTGCAACTTCTTTTTAAAACTAATGATATTTTCTTCAGCAACTTCAGCTTTCTTTTTAGCTATGGCTTCAAGCAAGTCTTCCGAAGGCTCAAAATCTATTTCATTCAACTCTTCTTCCAGATCCGAGATATACCGGGCGTTTTCTCCGGTACGAAGCAAAAGCTCTAATCCATTTTGCAGTTGAAAGACTAATCCTTGCATGATGTCTTGAAATACAACAATTTGCTCATCTGGAAAATCTTCAGTTATTTCACATGATATGCCAATGTGCATTGGGCCATCTGTTTCTCCTGGGGAAATATGCAAAGAGAACGTAGTTTCTAAATCATCTAACGGAGTATTATCCATACAATGTCACTTTCTTTTAGTTAATTTGAAGAAATGTTCGGCATCGACAACTGCAAGAGGCCTCTGTCGATCTGCCTTAACTATTGCCAGCGGTACTGACCCTTTTGGGCAGTTCTCTGTGGCTTGAGCCATAACTCTATAAATAGCGTTTCGAGCGTTGTTTTTACACTCAACCGAATAGGGAAAGAGGCGTCTAGCAGCGGGTGAAAATAGAAGGTCTTCTCCATTTGCACCCATACTAGTCGAGCGGATGTCACCATCCTCTAGAGAGGGGAACGTGGAATAGAGCCTATCTCTGACCCACTGCTGTAATTTACGGCCCTTGGCTTTAGCGGATTGGGGAGTTATCCCCACCTAGGCTTTTCCAATATAGAATAATCACCCCAGCCTGTGCCAAAGTCTCCTTTGGAATTTGCTTCCGCGATTATAGCAAGTGTGCGGTGCATGTGTTCCGTAGCCCACTCCAAAGCCTCAGGCCCTACGACATGCATATGCGAAATAAATGGGGCAGTTTTTTCACACGCAATGAAGCTAAACTCTTTGATGTCTAGTTCAGCTAATTTACAAACATAGACATAAAAAGCCGCTTGTAGGAAGTAGGCATACTTTTCGCATTCCCGCTGAAAGCCTTTTGGGCTACTATCCTGGGTACTTTTAACGTCATATACAGTCTGTTGCGACTCAATCATTAAGTCAGGCCGGGTTTTAAGCATCAACCCTGACACCGGGTCTTCCGCAAAGATACTAACTTCGTTTTCACGATCCTCATGTCTGAGCGCGGCTCTGCAAGTTGGGTTGTCTAACGCTCCTTTAGCAACGCAGTTAGCTACATTGTACTCTACCTCTGTTAGTAGAACTTGATCTTCAGAAAGATCCTCTTTCATATCTTTAAAAGCTGCGCTGGCTTTAGTCCTTGGCCCTTTAACCACAAGATTTCGGTCTTCCTCTAGCAAAAGACTGTGAATAGCTGTCCCCATAGTAAAAGCAGCGGTTTGCGACCTTTTTTCACCTCTCCAGTGCGCCACTGATTTTTTATAAACAGCCTTCGCTGCGCTTGAGGATATACCAGCCTGTGCATGGTATATCTCGTTAGACATGCCCTCTATAATGGGCATCTACGCAAAATCTTTTTCGAGTGCCGCATCCGCTGCTTCAATTTGCGCTATAGCTTCGTCTTGAAGTTTTCCATCTATTTTAGCAAAGGTTGCTGATTTGTATTGATCTTCAATGCGCTTATTTTCATCTTTAATAGCCTTGGAAACGTAAGACAGACTGTCATAAGTCATTTGATCCATGGCAAGGGGCGAAGAAAAATCAGGCTCAAACCGGGTAATGTAATAATTCTTTTTCAGTTTATTAGTCAAAGTTTCTTTAATAAGCTTACTTTCAAAATCCCAAATATTTGAACCCGCTGGCATTTTGCTAACAAAATCCGACCAGAATTTGCCATAGTTGTCCCTTTTACCTTTGAATATACAAGGCTGGTTTTTTATCGTCTTCTCTTCACCAGACGGCGTCTTACCTGTGTAAGAAACGAGGCCCCTCAAAACTCTATAGTAGTCACGACCTTTTAGTTTTAACCGCTCTTCTTCAGTTAAAGCCCAAAATTCATCGTAATCCGGCAAACTACAATTTGAGCCGCCTAATATGTCCCTAGCCTCAGTTAATTTGCCCGATGGAGTATTTTTTTTAAGAACAAGAGTTGATATATTAACAAGTTCGCTGTCACCCCAGTGCATCCACTGGACATGGCTCGAAAAAGCTCGAAACTTTACGCCATCGACGGCATAAACTTGATCTTGTTCTTTTGGCATTTTCAAGAAAAAACTGCCCATAGGGCCATTTTCGCCAGTGTAATTATGCTTGAGCAGAGGGTCCACTGTAAACTCTTCCTTGGATGATCCACTGGCTCCGAGACAAGCTGCCAAATCTGCGACAGACATTTGGTCTTCGTTAATAATTAAATCAGTCAATTTTTTTAATCCTCTTTGGGTTAGATGTTCATTTTACCATTAACTAAGTGTCAGGTCAAACATATTCTTCCTGTTCTAGCCAGTTTTTTCCATGTGAAATTTCGATACCCAGCGGTACGACCAGTTTATAATTAAAAAGCTTTTCAGATTCATCCGATACATTAGTCATAGCCTCAGTAAGTATCTGTTTTACAATATCAATTTCATCTGGGTGGGTGTCTGAAACAACCGAGTCGTGTACGGTTAAGATCAATTTTGATTTTAGATTATGTTCTCTAAAAAGACGTAATGACCGGACACAGGCAAGCTGCACTAGATCCGCTGCAAATCCTTGAACAGGATAATTCAAAATTTGTGTGCTATGTGTAACTCGGTTGTTCCGAGTCCTAACAACATTAGGCCAAAAGTACTGACGGCCTGACGGTGTTTGCACCAGACCATCTTTTAAAGTACCTGTCATCAGGCTCTGATGCCAACTAGCGATACCCTGATAAATGTCATAAAAACCATCCAAGTATGCCGCTATGTGCGGAGGATGTCCAAACGAGCTGCCGCCGAATAGGGGGAGGAAACTGAATGGTTTTCCTGAGATTTGACGTTCTAATTTGGTTACTTCTTTAGGCGGCTTTTGCAAAATAATACTAGCCGTTTGCCTGTGAATATCCTTACCTTCGATGATGTCTGAAATTCCCTGCGCGTCCCTGGACAATTCGCAAGCAATAGCCATCTCAAGGCCTGCAAAATCCGCTTCTAATATTTCACCGTTTTCAAAGCGACTGATCAGACATTTCCGCACAGGAAACCCGCGCTTGGGCATATTTTGCAAGTTAAGACCAATCCCTCCACCTGAAGAGAGCCGCCCGGTGGCAGCAATGCATTGATTAAAGTTCGGGTGTAAGAAACCACTGGCTCTAGTACCCCGTTCAATACCCGCAACAAAGCTGTCCAGATAAGTATTAATTGCATTCAGCCTAGAAATCTTAGTCAGGAATTCGGCTGCAACAGCATTTCCTTTACCCTCGGCCTGGGCAATAAGATTTTTTAAAGTTACCTTGTCGGTCTTAAACCCATTGATACTTGAATCTTCGGGGCCGGACGGGATCATCTTTAGTCCGGCTGTTTTGCCTGTTGGCTGGTACAAAGCCCCTGCCCCGTTACATACCGGGCATTTGGTCCGATTTTTATAGGGATCACCTGTTACGCGATACAGCTTACCGTTCTTTCGTTTATTTTTGATTTTAAACTTTTGGATAGATCCTATACCTCTACAATCCGGACAGCATACCGCTTGGGTACGTTGTACGACTGCCGTCGTAGCCCTGACGGCGGCGTTATATTGCGAGGGGGTCATGCGAGGAGGTCTTAAACTTTTACCTGCGTCATTAGTCCCGATATTAAAGGTTTTCCGGTATTCTTCGCGGTCAAGTACAGTTCTAGAATACACAACGGATGTCATATCTCGGCCTGAATTTAGGTTGATAGGAGTATCTCCCATTACGTCCTCGACTATTTCATCCAGACGTATAGTCAGATCCTTTTTCTCAGCCGAGTATTCATCCTTAACTTTAAGAAGTGCATCAAGGTCAATTTTAACGCCGTTCATTTCTATCTCGACCAAAAATAGCAGCATCTGGCTCATTGATTCTACTACAGTAAGTAGCGATGCATTTTCGTCTTTAGCAAAATCAGCCTGTTGGGCCAGGTATATTTCACCACAGGTTTTTACGTCTGCTTCGGCATATTCAATAACATTTTCAAGATCTATCTCTTCAAAACCAATGCCGGATTTAAAATCTTG